TAAGTTTGGTGGTAGATTCAAATATAGTAAAGTTAGCACACTTATTGATCGTGTTGATAATGGTATTACTTCAAACATTACCAAAGTTATTATTAGAAGAGATTTAAAAGCACTACTAAATCAATTCGGGCAATATGAACTTTGTTTTGGTAATCGATTTAATATAAATCCTGCTGGATATAACATCAAGAGTACTGGATTTACTATCGAAGGTTTTACTGAAACTGCTTACATTACAGATGTACCAAATAAAAATCTATCTGGTAACTTAGATGGTAGTAACATGGGTACTCTCTCAGTGATTTCTAAGAATAATAGAAATGAACAAAGAGTTATTGTTAAAGATGCTGGTGTAGTTGATTATATGAAGGGTGAAGTGATTTTAAATACTATCAATATCACTTCAACAGTTAGACAAAACAATATAATTGAAGTTCAAGCGTTCCCAGAATCAAATGATGTTGTTGGATTAAAAGACTTATACCTTAATTTTGACGTTTCAAGTAGTAAGATAAATACAGTTACGGACGTAATTGCATCAGGAGAGGATGTTTCAGGAGTCGTATTTACGAGAGATTACTATACCTCTAGTTACTCTAATGGAGATTTAGAGAGGAAATAATTTATGTCACAAATTGACAAAAGAATACAAGTCAATACTATTATTGAGAATCAGTTGCCTGAATTTTTGGTAACTGATTTTCCTAATGCTACAGAGTTTTTAAAACAATATTATCATTCACAAGAGTTTCAAGGTGGTGCAGGTGATTTAATTAATAATTTAGATCAATATATTAGATCTGATAATCTAGTTCCTGAAGTTGTTACTGGTGTGACAACTACTACATCTGAAATAGATTCATCAGACACTGTAATTAATGTTCCTAGCACAATAGGTTTTCCATCAGAATATGGTTTATTAAAGATAGACGATGAGATTGTAACTTATACTGGTATCACTTCAACTTCATTTACAGGTTGTGTAAGAGGTTTCAGTGGAATCACAGGATACAATACAGGTATTTCATCATCTTTACTCGAAATTAATCGTGAGAGTCTTGAGTTTGATGAAACCACCGCAGCATCTCATGTATCAGGTTCATCAGTTCAAAATTTATCTGTTCTATTTTTACAAGAATTTTTCAAAAAATTAAAGAAAACATTTTTACCAGGTTTAGAAAATAACGATTTTGCAACAACTTTAGATGTAGGTAATTTCATAAAGTTTGCTCGTTCATTTTATCAATCAAAAGGTGTTGAAGAATCAATTAGAATATTATTCAAAGTATTATATGGTGTAGATTCAAAGATAATTGACTTAGAGGGTAACTTAATAAAACCATCAGACGCTGAATTTATACGTCGTGAAGTAGTGGTTGCTGATTTAATCTCACCAACTGGAGAACCTCAAAACCTAACTGGACAAACTATTTTCAAATCTACTGATATTAATACCAATGCATCAGTGTCTGAAGTTGAAATAATAAAAAGAGAGGGGAGAAATTATTACAAAATCGCTTTATTTGTAGGATTTAGTGACCGTGACCTAATTGAAGGTGTATTTACAATACCAGGTAAAACTAAAGTCGTTGGTGGAGTTAATGCAGGTGCTACAATTATTGACGTTGATTCAACTGTAGGTTTTGGAACAACAGGAACTATTATTGCTGGTGCAAATTCAGAGATTAATTATACCTCTAAATCAATCAATCAGTTCTTCGGATGTTCAGGAGTCGGTGTTGGTATTAATACTGCTACAGATTTACGTTCAGATGAAACAATATTTGGATACGAAAACGGTGATTTATCAAAGAGAGTTGATTTAAGAATTACTGGTGTTTTATCAGAGTTAGTTCCCATCACTGATATTAGTCTAATAAATGAACAAGAAAATTTATTTGTTAAAAATATAGGTGAAAAGATAGAAAATGATGGTAATAACTATAAACAAATTTTTGCAAACTCATGGATTTATAATACAGCGTCAAGATTTCAAGTAGAAATAACAGGTTCAACTTTTAAATTAAATACAAAAATTGATAAAGCATATTTAAAAGAAGGGGATAGATTTGAAATATTAGAAAGAAACGAACAAGTTATAGCTGGAAGTGGTCAGATTGGTAGTATTGACGTTACGTTAAATCAAATAAATGCAACAAACATAGCTGGATTCACACCTCAAGCAGGACAACATTATGATATTAGAAGAATAGTTGAAAAAGTAAACAGCACAGGAATAACTCTTGCTCAAGGTAATAATAATATTATTGCTGATACTTTGAATGTATACGTAGATGGAAATACTGAGGGATATGTTGCATCAAACTCTTTACCAAGTTATGATATTACACAAAATATTATTGAAGAAACTCTAACTGGAAGCACACAAGCGGGACTAGAGGGATATAATCCATTAAATCAAAGATATAGTTTTATAAAATTCACACCTCCACCAGGTGAGGATATCAAATTTATTCAGGGTGATGCAGTTATATACCAACCAGAGGGTGGAAATTTAATAGGATTAGATAGTGGTAGAACATATTATGTTGATCCAGTAATACCAGGTGCAAATCAAAATATATCTCAAATAAGATTATTCAACTCCACAGCACAAATTGGAACTGCTAGTACTGTTCAAGTTGGTCCTACAACATCAACAACAGATGTTCATAGGTTTGTATTGAAGGCACATGCGAGCAGAACTTTAGAAGCAGATAAAATTTTAAGAAAATTCCCTTTATCACAAAACTTATTTGTTCCATCCGCACAAGAAACACCTACAACTGATATTGGTATTTTAATTAATGGTGTTCAAATAAGATCTCCTATTTCAGATAATCAAATATACTACGGTTCATTAGAATCAGTTGACCTTTTAAATTCAGGATCTGATTATGATGTAATCAAACCACCAATTATAGGTATTGAAACAAGTACTGGTGTAGGTGCTGCTGCCGAACCAATTGTTCAAGGAACAGTTAAAGAGGTATTTGTTGACCCACAAGGATTTGATATTGATGAGGTACAAAGTATTTCATTAACAGGGGGTAATGGAAGTGGATGTGTACTACAACCAATACTAGGTGAAAGAAGTAGAGAATTGTTATTTGATAGTAGAGATGTATTCTTTAATGGTGGTGTAGATATTGTCAATGAGACAATCACATTTAAAGAAAATCATAATTTACTTGATGGTCAATTAGTATATTATAGTTCAAATAATAACCAACCAATAGGTATTGGAACTGCATTTGATTTAGAAAATAACATTAACGGTACATTATCCGATGGTGCTCCATATTATGTTAGGATAGTCAATCCCTCTACGGTTAGAATTTTTAATACTGAAACTGATGCCATATTTGGAACTGCAGGTATTAATACAGTTGGATTATCAACAGACACAGCAGCAAGTGGTATTCACAAATTTAGAACAGAAACTAAGAAAACTCTTGTTGCTATAAAAGTTTTAGAAGAAGGTTCAGGATACACACACCGTAAATTAAGAGTAAAACCTGCTGGTATATCCACATCATCAAATGTTGTTACATTTAAAAATCATGGATTCCAAACTGGTGAGATTGTAGAGTACTCTGCAGAAACAACAGCAGTGGAAGGTTTAAGTACAACATCTTCATACTATATTAAAAAATTGACTGATGATACTTTCCAACTAGCAGATGCTGGTATTGGTGCAACATCAACTATTGATTTTAATAGAGGAAAATATGTTAATTTTGATAGTGCAGGTTCAGGATTCCAAATTTTTAATTATCCAGAAATTAAAGTAAATATAGATGTATCATATGGTTCAACTGTTACTGGTGATATAACAATTACTCCAGTCGTGACAGGTGAAATATTGGGTGCTTATCTTTATGAAGAGGGAACTAACTATGGTTCAACAACATTAGATAAACAGGTAATTCCCAAAGTATCAATTGAAAATGGTAGATTTGCTGAATTTAAACCAATTATTGTAGATGGTAAATTAACTGATGTTGCAGTTGTTAATAGAGGTAGAGAATATAATTCAAGTCCTGAAATAAGGGTTATATCAA